AGTTGGTCGTATTCGTTTGAAACTAGTAGTTACTAATAGCGCACATCGCATCACGCTGCCAGCAGCGGTTACATATGGTCTACCGTATCTACAAGATTATAATGCCAATACAAAAAGCATTGGCTATTCTCAGAGTGGCGCTGGTACATATTGGTATGAGTTCATTAGCGATGATGCTGGTGCAACTATTACCGTTATTCCACTATCACGTGCTCGTAACAATGTTGACTACACTTATGCAAACATTGCCAATGGTACTGCTGCAAGCCCAACTGCTACTACAATGGTTACAAAACTTATTCTTGATAATGGTGCTGCTGGCGCTCTTTCAAATGTTAGCGTAACGTTCCCTCCATATCCAGTTGATGGTCAGGTTGTTCAGATTTCTGCAAACGTAAACGTATCAAATCTATTCTTGCTACATGCCAATACAATTAACGGCAATACGACTACGCTAACTGCTGGCACTCACTTGGGTTATACTTACGTTGGTTATCCACGTAATCCTGGCGTTGAAAAGTGGTTTAAAACACAAATTTAATATTGACTAATTCTCTACCTAACGTTATATTAGTTTAGGAGTAAATTATGACAGACCTTAAATTGTATCAAGAGTTCGTGATCGCAGTTACGAGCGAACCAAGCAAGTATGAATATGCTTTTACCGAACGATTTGACCAACTAAGCCAGTATCAGGAAGATCGTACCAAGATTAATCCAGCATTGTTGCTTACTGCTGGTATGGGCTTGAGTGCTGAAAGTGGTGAATTTAATGAAATCATCAAGAAGATGTTCTTCCAAGGCAAACCGCTCAATGAAGAAAACGTATTTCATATGAAGCGTGAACTTGGCGACATCATGTGGTATTGGATGAATGCCTGCACTGCACTTGGACTTGATCCAACTGATGTAATTAACGAGAATGTTAAGAAATTAGAATCACGTTATCCAGGCGGCACGTTTGATGCGTGGCACAGTGAAAATCGTAAAAAAGGTGATCTATAATGCATCCATTGTTGAGCAATTTAACTGATAAAACATTGGACGAGTTGCTTAAAACTATCAATGAAACTTATAAAAAGATAAGTTTTGCTGGTAAAATGGGCAACCCTGCTATGGTAAATCAGTTACGGATGGTTGCTGATACTTACCAAGAAGAAATTAATGCTCGTTATCGTGCAGAAGCAAATGCTGCAAAAGAAAACCCAATTTTCAAGGATAGTTTGGATATAGGATGAGTGATGTAAGTTGGAATGTAAATTTTACTGCTATCAATTGTTTCAAAGATTTTCTTGAACCATGTGATTATACTATTAGCATTGGGTTTAATGATGAATCAATTAACGATGAAGACCCGCATACTTCCTTTGGTAGAATGCGCAGTTTAATAAAAGATTTATATCAAGATGCAATCTTTGTGCATGTTGAAAATCCGCTACTACCAACACTACATAAAAAATTTAAATCTCGTATCATAACCTTGCCATATCAACCTAATAATTTTATTATTGGGGTGGTTACTTGGTATAAAATTTTAAGTATTACTCAGGGTCGAACGACACTTGAATACATTTCCGTTAGCAGTGATAAAAGTGATGATATTGCGTTAAACATTGACGAAGATATTGTTACTAGTGAAGAAGTTATGGATGACTTGGCAATGAAAAGTTGGGAAAAACCAGCATGGTGGTTTAGACCAACTCCTACTACGTGGGACGTTCCAACTAAAAAGAATAAAGAATTTATAGTTGAAACTGATGAAAATGAATGGCCAACAATATTGCAATGGGATCAACCACCTGCTATAATAACCAAGAAGAAATCAGAAAACAACATTGTTCCACTTAAAAAAGGGTGGAAGCCAGAGGTTATTAAAGGTGATAAAAACTGACGAATATAATCGCAGTATAATCAGCGACAGCGAGTTAGCAGATTTATTATATACGAATCCGCAAATCGCTGTTGATGATGTTGCTATTATTGATCCAGAAAAATATAATTCTGCCATTAAAAGTTTGTATTGGGATTATAAACCACTACAAAAATTAGCAACCCTAAATGGTTCAATACAAGAATATCATAAGATAAACCAACAACAGTGGTTTATGCCCGATGAATACAAAGATATGGATATTGCCAAGTGGGTATTAGACCAGTGTGCGGACCAAAATGAACTTCAACGTGCTGGCAGTGAACTTATGGAATATGCAGACCGTGGATTATTGCCGCTACTACAATACCTAAAATATCTTGTTGACACCATGCGTACAAATAATGTAGTATGGGGAGTAGGTCGTGGTTCAAGTGTAGCAAGTTTTGTGCTATACTTAATTGGCGTACATCGCATACATAGTTTACGAAATAATTTAGACTTCAATGAATTTATGCGTTAAATAGATATAATACAGAGGACGACTCAACTATGCACAGAACATCAAATGGGCGATATCTTGATATCAATGCTCTTAAAATACAACAGGAAAATACAGTTGCTGTTGGAAATAGTCGCATGAACGCTCGTGGTGATTTATTGGGCCAAGGCGGTCAAGTTGTAAAAACACGAGATGAAATCATGACTGAATTTTATAATAGTCAAAAATCAAGCCAATTGACTGACGGTAAAATCTTTAATAATGCCGATGAAGCAAATGCCGCAGCAGTGGCTGATATCTTTGCCGAACCAATTTCAAATGGCTATGATCAGATTGAAGCAGCAAATGCGGAACCAACTGTCGTTGAACCACAAAGTGGCGTAAGCACCAACAATGGTATTGCGGATGCACAACAACGTAGTACGGAACTTGCCGAAAAAATGAGAGCACAGAGAAACAGAATATGATAAACACATTAGGTTCACGTAGTAGCGTATTACATTATTACCAAGACTATCGCAACATTACACCGACAAAAAACAATGTGTTGGTCAAGGATATGGCATTTGGTGAACGTCAAACACTTGGTGGCATTATCATTATTGATGATGATAAGAAAGGTCAAGGCATTCGTCCTCGTTGGGCAGAAGTAGTAGCAGTTGGACCAACGCAACAAGATGTTGTGCCAGGCGAATATATTCTCGTAGCACATGGTCGTTGGACTCGTGGTCTCGATATGACCGATGAAGAAGGTAACAGCACTACTGTTCGTCTTGTTGATCCAAAAGATATTCTTATGAGTAGCGATGAGCCACCAAAAGAAGATTTGACATTTGGTCTTAATCCAACTTAAAATAGTTGACATTCCTCTAACTCAGTGTTAGTATAATCTTATGACAAAAAATTATCTTTGGGTTGAACGGTATCGTCCATCTAGCGTGACGGATTATGTGTGGCGTGATGCCACACAAGAAGCACAGGTTCGCCAGTGGATTAGTGATGCAACTATTCCACACTTGCTATTCAGCGGCGGACCAGGCACAGGTAAAACTACCTTAGCAAAGGTTCTTATCCATGACTTGGGCGTAGATGACTACGACGTTCTACAAATCAATGCTTCACGAGACAATGGCGTAGACTTCATTCGTGATAAGATTGAAGGATTTGTATCTACGATGCCATTTGGTGAGTTTAAGATTGTGCTGCTTGATGAGGCAGATTATCTTTCACCGAGCGCACAGGCAGTGTTGCGTGGTTTGATGGAAACTTATAGCAGCAGTGCTAGGTTTATCATGACCTGTAACTATCCCAATAAGATTATTCCAGCACTGCATAGCCGCTGTCAGGGATTTCATATTGAACGTCTTGATAAGACTGAGTTTACTGCTCGTGCTGCTACTATTCTTGTTGAAGAAAATGTTGATTTTGATTTAGATACCCTAGACGTTTATGTAACTGCAGCCTATCCTGACCTACGTAAGTGTATCAACAGTTTGCAAAGTGCAAGCAATGGTGGTTCTTTAAGTTCTGCAAGCAACGATTCACAGAGTAGCACAGATTATCGTATTGCCGCAGTTGATTTATTCAAGAGTGGTAAGGTACGAGAGGCACGTAAACTTCTATGCAATCAAGTTCGTAGTGATGAAATTGAAGAAGTATTTCGTTGGATGTATGACAACCTTGAGTTATTTTCAACCACCGATGAAGGACAAGATCGTGCTATTGTTATCATTCGCAATGGACTAGTCAATCATTCTATGGTTGCCGATGCTGAAATTAACCTAAGTGCTACATTGTGTGAGTTAGCGGAAATTAATGGAAATTCTTAGTCATATACACAACACTTACAAGAAAACACGCAAAAAGAAATTTACTGCGGAAGAAAAACGTATCTTACGTCCTATTGCAGAAGTAATTGCTATAATGGATGGCAATGCTTTCTTTGGCATACAAAAAGACGACAATGGCAAAGATACATGGTATGAGCAATACCTAGTAGAAGCATGGATGGTTGCTTCTTATAAAAATAAAATCAACGGGTGGGTTCGTGAAACCAGTTGGGTAAAAGATCAAACTCACGAGAATCCATCCGTTGAAGAAGCCTATAATAATTGGCAACTCTTAAAAATATTAAGTCGCCCTACGAATTAAATATCGCCGTAGATGCGTAGAATTTCTTCAACTGCAGGATGACGTTCAATGTCACCACCGTTGAACTCAACTGTTCCAACATGGTCACTGTCAGCAAAACGGTCAATAAGACGGCTAAAGTCTAACAAACCATTTTCACCTTCTGTTCTGTCAGTTTGACGAACGTCACCTGTTACAACAATGCGACTGCCTTCACCAATACGAGTAAGCAACATCTTCATTTGATTAGGTGTTGCGTTCTGCATTTCGTCAGCAATAATCATAGAGTTCTTGAATGTGCGACCACGCATAAATGCAAGTGGGCAAATTTCAATTACACCTGTTTCTACCATCTGTTGAGTTTCACGAATACTATAATACTCGTGGAGAACATCAAATAGTGGCTTGGTCCAAGGTTCCATTTTTTGATTTAGGTCACCTGGTAGAAAACCGTGCTTTTCACCTTCTACACCCACTGCTGGTCTAGTGAGAATAATGCGTTCAATTTCACGATTTTTTAAGGCTTTAATTGCGGCTTGCATTGCTAGCAAGGTTTTACCAGTTCCCGCTGGTCCGCTTGCGATGATGATACTTACGCTATCATCCATTAGTAAATCAAGATAATGTTCTTGATTAAGGTTTCTTGGGATTATATCTACATTTCTTTTTTTAGCAGGTGCGAACTGGTCAGGTTCTATAACATTATTATAATTTCGTTTGTGTGAGTTTCCGTTTCCATTGTTAAAACTATTCATTGGCTGATTATACTTCTGTTTACGCTTATGCTGCATTTGAGATTCCTGTGTTGGTTGTAACACAAAAGTATTTAATGATGTAATATGACAATTATATTGTAATCTTTGAAGGTGCTGTACAATCATAAATATCTCAAAGGTGTTGCCATGAGTGTTAAACCAAATATTGATAGTGTTAAAAAGATTTATATGAGTGATGCTGCTGTCAGCATGTTATGCGACTTTGAGCGAGTGTTAGACAGCATGGATTTTTACACATTTCCAAACTGGCGCATTGGCGAACTTGTAGATGGTCCTAAAATTAGTCGTTATTGGGTAAAGTGCAAGTTTATGTGGCCACGTGATCGTATGCCTGATCCAGCAGCAGCCAAGCGTCTTATTCCATATGGTGCAAAGATTACCTATGAAAAAGATGTTGTGCAAATGCCTGTTGAAATTCGCAGTCCTCAAGACATTCGCCCAGGCAGTCATAAAGGTAAACTTGTTGACTTTCCAATCTGGTATGTAGAGATGATGCTACCAAAGAAACTTATGGCTGACATTAAACAAGGTTCAGTAGACATTGCCGGTGAAGAAGTAGACTTAAGTGATCTACAAAATAGCATGGAAAAAGGTTTGACTGACCAGACCAATACCAAGCAAGATACCACACCGCAACCACAAGAACAACCCGAAGGAGAGCCTAATGCAGCGCCCGTCCCTAATATCTGAAGGTTTACAAATGGGTGACCTCAACTATTTGGTTAAGGATACTATTCACATTGATGAGTATAATAGCAAGATGGGGCAAGCACAAGATGTTGTCACGCTCAGTTTTAAGATTCGTGATATTATGCCAGCAAATGATTTAGTATCATTCCTTGAAAATGGGTATGACTGGATTCTTGATGCCGATGTATCAACAGGTGAAGTAAGTGATATGGATCGTCTTGTCTTTGTTGAAGCACAACGTCGTCCAAATCTTTACAAGTATGTAAATGAAATGTTAACAGACCTAGATCACCTAACAGGTATCTCACCAGACGAATGGAAATTTCGTTGGTATAAGCAAGATGATTATCAACCAATGAACGAAGAAAATTTCACAAAGATTGTGCCGCTTTCTCCTGAAAAATATGAAGAAACCGTGCAGAAATTTGTGACAATTAAAAATGAAACCAAAAAGTTAAATAGTGATATAGCAGATATCAAGAGACTAAGTGGGATTATCTAATGTTTGGATTTTCAATCTATAAAATAATGGCAGTGGTTTTATTAATCGGTGCAGTAGTAGGTTACTTCAAGTATACACAGGACGAACTAGCAAGATTGAATCAGGAAGTAGCAAGCAAGGACTTTGCTCTTAAGACTACGACAGCAACCCTTGAAAAAACACAAGCAGATTTAAAGGAACAGCAAGCAGTTTCACAAAAGACATTTGATGACTATCAGGCTGCTCGCAATGAAGTGCAAGATATCCAAGAAAAATTTACGAAAAATAATCGTGACCTTGGCGCATTTGCACAAAGCAAACCAACAGAGTTACAAAAGCGTATGAATGACGCAACAGCCAAATCATTCCGCTGCATAGAAGATACTGTCAATAAAGGTTTAACCAATGCTCAAGGTTGCTAAAGCAATTCCACTATGTTTATTACTCGCTGCTTGCCAAACTGTTGGCACAACTGCAGTGGTAACTGTTGAACGTCCAACTCTTGTTCTTCCTAGCGTAGACCAAGTTAAGTTAAGTGATGTAGAATGGCATGTGGTAAATAAATCAGCAAAACCAGGAAGTGAAGATCACATTGACACGGCATTTGGAAAAGCACATAGCGAAAGCCTTTTCGCCATTAACCCAAGAGATTACGAGGACATGGCTGTTAACCAAGCCAACCTTGTTAAAGTCATTAGACAATATCAAGCGCAAATTAACGCCTACAAATCTTACTACGATGCCCAAGCCTCTACCCAAGGTACAACCAAGTCAGGAACTACCAGTGGCAGCACCAATTGAGGATGATGACGAGCCAGTTGGCCCTCGTCGTATGGCAGATGATGAACGCCCAGATGATGCGCAGTTAAAAACTGCTGCTCCATCTGCACCTGTATTATCAGAATCAGACCAAAACAACATTGAACTTCGTAAACTTCGTCTTGAAGAAATGCGCTTTGCATTAGAAGAAAAAAAAGAATATCATAAGATGGCGATTGAAGATCGTCATGAAGATCAGCGAGAAGACGAAGTTGCTTATGAACGTGCACAGATAGCCAAAGAAGAAAATAAAAAAGAAGAAAAAACCAGTGAACACTGGATGAAAAGTTACTGGCGTCCAGCAATGGGTTGGCTTTATATGTTGATTTGTTTCTTTGATTTTGTTGCCGCTCCAATTTTAAGCATGTTGATGCCAATTTTTTTAAAAAGTTTAGGTGCAAATACAGTTACCTATGCTCAATGGCAAAGCCTTACGCTGTCAAATGGTGGGTTAATTCACCTTGCATTCGGTGCCATTCTTGGTATCTCTGCTTATGGCAGAACTCAAGAGAAAACATCAGCAGCAAGCGCAACGGCTGGTACAAAGCCACCTAGTGGCACAATAAGCACTACTTAACACTTGACAAATAACCAGTATCGTGGCATAGTTATTATATGAGTCATTATGAAACACTTGGTGTGGCAGAAACTGCTAGCCCCGAAGAATTAAAATCGGCATTCAGAAGCCTTGCCAAGAAGCATCACCCAGATATGGGTGGTAATCAGGCAACGTTTCAACAGATCAATGAAGCATATAGCACATTAAGTGATCCAAATGCACGTGCGCATTATGATCATACTCGTCGTAATCCACAGGCACAGCATAATCCATATGGACAGGCACAGCAGCGTGGTGCAGGTAATCCATTTGAATTTCATTTTAACTTTGGTGGTGGGCCAGACCCATTTGGTGCATTTCACGAACAATTTGCACAACAGTTTGGATTTTCAACTCGTCAACCACCACGCAATCGTAATCTACGGTTAGTAGTTGATATTGAGTTTTTAGAAACGCTACAACCTATAAGCAAGGTTCTAAATTATCAAACTGCAAATAGCAAAGAAACGATACAAGTAGATATACCGCCAGGTGTTGAACATGGTTCTGTGTTTACAATTCAAGGACGAGGCGATGATGCCAATGGTGCTATTCCTC